GTTACGAATTCCTAAAACAATAGGTAGTACTGGATTTGAATTTGTTAATAAAGTACAAGGTGAACAATTTGCTGTAATACAAGATATTTTAGCTAAATTCTTAAATGTTGATGCAACATTTAAATATGGCAACCCATCAAATTATGAGAGAAGATTATTCTCCTCATTTTCAACTACACCAATTGTAGATAGGATTGAATGGAAAAAATATACAACTAATACCCCAAACGCCTTACCAACCTTAAATGGAACTGTTACATTATCAAACTCTCAGAATAATAATATTAAAGAATGGGCAGCATTATTTACTTATGTTGGATTTTCCGAAATACCTGAATTAAAATATAAAAATAGTGGATCATACATTACCGATTTCTTTGTTGATTTAAATATTGAATTTACCGAAGAAAATATTAAATCGTTTGCACCAATAATAAAAATATATGCAACACAAAAATTAAATCAGTTTCAAAGTAATTATATTCCATCACCAACCCCAAGTAGTTCACCAAGAACTGTTGCTACGGCTATATTAAAAAGTGGTGATACGATTAATGTCCAACAATTTGAATTAAAATTCAGAACAACATATATCAATAAAGACAATGTTTTATTATTTGAAAGTGAATACAATTCACCGACAAATAATGACATATATACAATCTCAGGTTCTGATGTTTATTACAAAACTTTAATAAATAATACCATTGTAGGAATATTTGGATCAACCACAACTGTAACAACAGACCCTCAATATATTATTAGTTTTGATAGAGTAGTTCCATCATCATATTCACCTACCCCATCACCTATTAACAGTCTAGGTTCATCAGCTTTTAATACCGCAATGACAAATTATCTTAATAAGATTAATGGGTTTAAAAATAAAGTCATTGATTCATTAATGATTGATGTTAGAAATTCATTAGATTCAATAAAGATAAATCCTGAAGAACAAATAAGTAGTGAGTTACAAGGTGAACCACAAACAAAATTAGAAATTTGGGAGACTTTTAAAGCATTAAATGACAAATGGATTGCTGGTAATGACTTCAAGACTAAAACTTTATTTGAAGATGTTTTGTTATTAGATAGAGCTAGTAGAAATATTGGAGATAAAATTCTAGTGGACATTGATAGCTTAAAGGACAGATTACAAACAGTAATCGAAAGTAAATCAAGCAAAAAAACAATGTTGATTTTTGTTCAAGATATTTTAATTGAGAATAATTTTGTTGTTATGAATTTACCGTCATATGTAAATTTTTATGGTGTTCAAGATTCAGTAAAAAATCCAAAACCAAAAATTGAAAATACATTAGATTTTGCAAATACATTATTTGGAACATTTACAAATGTTGATTATAGAGAATCCACGGCAAAAATGGTTTGTTTTTATGCTAATAAACCTAGTGAACAAGTTGATTTAAAAAACAATATAGACTATCGTAAAAGAAGTGATGCTTTTGAATTGAGAAGAGCTAGTGATAATCCTTTAGTTGAAAACCAAATAGGTAAAAACGATTGGGATAAGTCAAATAGAGTTGTTGGTTTTAATGTTGATATTGGACCACAGAATCAAGGTATTTTCACAAGTTTTAATGTTGGGCAAGACATTGGCAAAGCAACCAGTGAATCTTTGGAAGCGACAAATCAATTAGCAAATCAAAGTAATAACAGAGAGGGTTCGACACAAAGTACTTCACTATATAATTTGTATAAAAATAGAAGTTATCAATGTGATGTTGATATGTTAGGAAACGCATTAATACAACCAACAATGTATTTTAATCTTAGAAATGTACCAATGTTTAGTGGTCCATATATGATTCTTTCAGTTGACCATAATATTAGACCTGGTTCATTTACAACAAGATTTACCGGAATTAGACAACCAACTGCTTCATTACCAAAGATTGATAATTTTATACAATCACTTAGACAAAAGTTGGTTCAAAACATAATTAATAAAAACAAACAAGAACGAGACGCAATCACAGCCTCGGAAAAAACAAATAGTGTAAGTATTAGAACTACAACACCAAATAAATTAAATAGTGTAGGTTTAGATCAAAATTGTACTGTAAGTACAAAATATAATCAATATACTAGTCAAGGACCAAAAGGAACTTTCGAAACATCACAAAATATTGTGAATGAAATTGCGAAAAGAACTGATAGTGTTTTACTTAGATATTGTATGTTTGCTAGAATTTATTATATATCTGGAGGCGAATCAATTATTGAATCATATTCTTATAATTTTGCAGGTATTTCACTTCTACAAGATTGGGGACCTACCGAATCGTTTTTCTCTAGTAATAAAAAATATTTTTGTACCCCAACTAAAGAACCAATGGTATATTTTGACTCATTAAATGACCAACTTGGATTTATGTTTGAAAGATGGAAAAATTATCCGTCTTCCTTAAAACTACAAAGTAATTCTAAGGATATCGCAAAGTTTGTAATCATAACACTTTCAGCTGATTTTTCGGTTGGAGAAAATAATTACAAAGTATTAACTGGTACTGAAGAATTAAAAAATATTGAATCAATAACTCAAGCATCGATTGATTTATATAATTCAGTTAATAGATAATTTTTTTTATTTAAGATGATATTTATAATAAAAATATAACTATGAGCGTAAAAACTATTTTAGAAAACTACTTAGGTAAAAAAAACCAAACAACCCAGAAAGACTTGGGGGATGGAACAAAACAAGTTTGTGATTTACAAACTGGTGAATGTTATGTTGTGAGAATGAAAGATGGTCTCATTGAAAGGGTAGATAATACAATTAAGACTAACAAAAAAATCCAAGTTGAAACTACAAATGGAATAAAACAATTATTAAACGGATAATTAAAATGAGAGTTGATATTAGAATTTTAAATGAAATTAAAAGATATAGAGATATAACTAACTATATTAATGAACAAGAAATTCCACCTCCACCTCCTGGTGGTGAACTTCCGCCCCCACCTCCACCTCCTGGTGGTGAACTTCCACCCCCACCTCCTCCTCCTGGTGGAGCACCCCCTCCTCCTGGTGAGAGAGCTCCATTACCTCCACCTGAACCGATAAATGTTGGCGAAGATCCAGAGGTTGAGAAAATTAGTGATGAAGGTAAAGAAAAGAAAATAAAAGTTACTGATTTGGTTAAAGGACAAAAATCGGTTGAAGAAAAACAAGAAATTTATTTTGAAAACCTATTCCGGCATTTGGATGACTTAGAGAGTAAATTGGCTAATATGGATCAGATTATTGATAAATTAAATTCAATTGAAACTAAGATTGAAAAATATAGAGTTAAGACACCTGAAGAAAAAATGGAATTAAGAAGTTTAGATTCTGGGCCATTTAACCAAAAACTAAGTCAATTTTTTCAAGAAAAAGAAGATGAATTTGAAGATACAGGAAGAGAACAATATATTATAAGACCAGACGATGTTGAAAATTATTCACAACCTGACATCAAAAAAAGTTTTAGAGAGTTTGAGGACATACAAGACCCAGACAAATTCAATCTTTCAGGATACCAAAAATTATATTAATATTTCATTTGACAAACCCACGGCTGACACTTATTATTGTGTATAACATTATCTAACTTAAATTTTTAACAAACATGGCGACAAATCCATTAGATGCGATTCTTGCTCAATATGAGCAATCACAAAAATCTAGTACTAACACAAACAAAATGTCTCAAGAGGAGAGAATGAAGAAATACTTCGTAGCTCTTCTTAAAGACAATGAAAAACAAGGACAAAAAAGACTTAGAATCCTACCAACCAATGATGGAACTTCACCCTTTAAAGAGGTTTGGTTTCACGAAATCCAAGTTGATGGTAAATGGCAGAAATTTTATGATCCAGGTAAAAATGACAATGAACGTTCCCCTCTCTCTGAGGTATATCAGGAACTTATGGCTACGGGTAAAGAATCCGACAAGGAACTTGCAAAACAATATAACCCAAGAAAATTTTACATCGTCAAATTAATTGACCGAGATAATGAAAAGGACGGTGTAAAATTTTGGAGGTTCAAGCACAACTACAAGAATGAAGGTATCTTGGATAAGATAATTCCTATATTCAGAGCAAAAGGTGATGTAACTGACGCTGAAAAAGGTAGAGACATTATTCTTGAAATGACTAAGGCCAAGACACCAAAGGGTGCAACTTACACGGTTATCCAAACAATTATGTATGATGACCCAGGTACAATCCACGAGGATAAAGAAACCGCACAAAGTTGGGTTAATGATGAATTAACTTGGGCTGATGTATATTCTAAGAAACCAGTAGAATACTTGGAAGCTATTGCTAAAGGTGAAACACCAAGATGGGATAGTGCAAAAGGTGGTTATGTGTATAGTAACTCTGAAGCGGGTGAAGTTATTATCGGTGGTAAAACAAGTATTGAAGACCCCCAAGACAATTGGGATGTTGATGCTGACCTTCCGTTCTAAAAAAAATATTTCTTAATCCGAACCCCATTTAATCGGTGGGGTTCATTTTTAAACTCAAAAATGAAAATTCAAAAGAAAATGATTGAGGCACTCACTTACAAGTATGAAAGTGAGATTGCTGAGACAGAGGCCACTCTATGGATATACTTTAACAATCCAGTTGCTATTGGAGAACATCCACAACATTTGGAAGAAATGGATAAATTCATTGAAAAGATGGCAAACGCAAAAGACAAATTAGAAACACTAAAAGAATTTGTAAAATACAACTTAACCAATGGCAATTAAGAAAAAAGAAATAACTTTGGATTCAATTAAGTCCAAATTCTCAACCAAAACAAAATATAAACCAGAAAGTTTCTATAATTGTGGTGATGCCTTTATGGAAGCATGTGGATTACCTGGACCTGTGTTAGGGAGTATAAACCTATTTATAGGTCACACAAATAGTTCAAAAACAACAGCAATGATTAAGTCAGCTGTTGATGCCCAAAAACGAGGTGATTTACCTGTATTCATCATAACTGAAAAGAAGTGGAATTGGCCTCACGCTGTTGAGTTAGGATTACAAGCTGAACAATTAGAAGATGGTACTTGGGATGGGAACTTTATATTTAACGATAGCTTTGATTATATTGAACAAGCTACTGATTACGTAAATGAATTATTAAACGCACAAGAAAAAGGTGAATTACCGTATAACTTATGTATATGTTGGGATTCAGTTGGGTCAATTCCTTGTCAAATGACATTTGAGGGTAAAGGAGGTAAAATGCACAATGCGGCAGCTCTTGCCGATAAAATAGGAATGGGAATACATTCAAGAATTACAAAATCTAAGAAAGAAGATTATCCGTATTACAATACTATGATTGTAATCAATCAACCTTGGGTTCAATTACCATCAAATCCTTTTGGACAACCAAAAATAAAAGCAAAAGGGGGTGAAGCATTGTGGTTAGCAGCATCTTTGGTATTTCTTTTTGGTAATGAAGCGGACAATGGTATTAATCACATTACAGCAACTAAAAACGGAAGAACTGTATCTTATGCTATTAGGACAAAAATTTCTATACTTAAAAATCATGTAAATGGTATAGCGTATAAGGATGGTAAAATAATAGCTGTCCCACAAGGATATATTTCAGACACAAAAGAAGCATTAGAAAAATATAAAAAACAATACGCCCAATATTGGAATGCAATTTTAAATGGTACTGGTGAGATTACTTTAGATGAGACTGTATCTGAAATAAATGATATTTCTTACGAAGATTAAATTAGATTAAAATGAATGAATTAAAAGTCATATCATTATTTTCAGGTTATGGAACACAAGAATTGGCCCTAGACTACATTGGTGTTGATTATGAAAATGTCGCAAATTGTGATATTCTAAAAATCGCTAATATTGCTTATGACTCCTTACATAAAACTACATTGGGCAACTTGGGGGACATTTCTACGGTAAATGAAGACAATTACCCCCAATGTGACCTAATGACTTACTCCTTTCCTTGTCAAAGTGTGTCAATTTCAGGTAAACAAGAAGGGATAAAAAAAGGTACAAGGAGTGGTTTATTATTTGAAGTCGAAAGAATCTTAACCAAGAACCAACCAAAATATCTTTTGATGGAAAATGTTAAGAACTTGGTGTCAAATAACCATATTGAAAGTTTCAAAGACCATATTAATTTCTTAAATAGTATTAAATATGGATGTGCTTGGAGGGTATTTAATGGCGCTGACTTTGGTTGTCCCCAAAATAGGGAGAGGGTGTTTATGATATCAGTCTATGGAATGACAAATGAAGAGGTAAATGTTAAAATGTTAAATGTTGATAAGCATAAAAAGGATAGAATTCCAATGCGGCCATTCATAGAAAATGACATTACAGAGGACTTATTCATTGAATGCGACATTACACCCAACGAACCCAAAAAAGATAGTGTGTGCAAGCTTATAGCACGTAGAAACGATGTGAATTATGACCAAGCAAGACGTATCTATTCTATTGATGGTTGTTCCCCTTGTTTAACAACAACTGGTTCACCACAGATTATGGTAAATGGAAGAATAAGAACAATTACAGGTAGGGAGGCATATAGATTTATGGGGGTTAAAGAAGAGGATATTGACAAACTATTATCAACAACTTTAACTACAAAGAATCACGTCGCATTGGCTGGAAACTCGATATGTGTTCCGGTTATGTCAGCAATATTCACAGAATTTTTAAGTGAATACATCGTTGAGAAGAAAAAACATTTTGAACAATTAAAATTATTTTAATGACAAAGACATTACTGGTTGATAGTAATAACCTCCTAAAAATAGGATTTCATGGGGTTAAAAATTATTATCACAATGGTAAACATATTGGCGGTATTTGGCATTTCCTTAACACTTTGAGAAGATCCATTGAAGAACAGAATTTTGATAAGGTAATTGTATTTTGGGATGGTGAAGAAAGTTCATCAACAAGGAAATTAATTTACCCCCAATACAAAGGAAATCGTAACCAAGTACCTGATGAACCCAAGGATGAATCATTCAATTATCAAAAACAGAGGGTTAAACAATATGTTGAGGAAATGTTTATCAGACAAGTTGATATTAACAACAATGAAGCTGATGACTTGATTGCTTATTATTGTCAAATAGCATCTGACGAAAATATAACCATATTTTCTGGTGATATGGACTTAACTCAATTGATATCCAAAAATGTTTCAGTTTATTGCCCAAGGGTTAAACAGACATATACAGATGGGGATAGGATTAAAGTCAAAGAATATTGGATTCCACATTTTAATATTAAGACATATAAAATATTGGCTGGAGACACATCAGACAATATTGATGGGATATATTATTTGGGTGATAAGACATTATTTAAATTATTTCCTGAATTACTTGAAGATGTCATTTCAGTTACCAATATTATTACCAAGGCTGAAAACCTTTTGAAAGAAGATAAGAATAACAATGTCCTAAAGAATCTTTTAACAGGAAAGACTAAGACAGGAATTTATGGTGATGAATATTTTGAAATCAATAAAAAGATTGTAGATTTATCTGAACCATTGATTGATGACGAAGGAAAAAAGACTGTTGAACTTTATTATAAAGAAACCTTGGATCCTGATGGAAGGGGGCATAGAAACTTGATAAAGATGATGATGGAGGATGGATTCTTTAAATATCTTCCAAAAGGTGATGACGCTTGGGTAAATTTTTTAAAACCATTTTTGAAATTAACTAGAAAAGAAAAACGAAATTTTAAAACAAAAAAATAACAAAATAATGAGAGAACAACATGATATAACCAAATTGGAATTTTTGATGATGGTAAATGATAACATTATCGTTCAAAGATTTTTTAATGTAAAAGATTATAACCCCTCAGCAAGAAATTCCATTGATTTTCATGAGTTTATGGATGAACTTCTTGAAAGTTTGAATTACCAACTCAAAATGAAATCGGTGACATATCTATTGGAAAATCAGTATGATGTAATTCATAATCCAGGTATGTTGAACACATCCTTTATTGATGGACCCGAATACTTTAACATATATTTAAAACAGGGTGATAAACTATTGTGTCATAGAAAATTTGACGCAAAAATCTACCCCCCAAAGGTTAGATACACGGTTGACATCAGACAAACGATAAAAAATATCTTATCAGATTTGACAAGTATTTTGTCAGACAGAGACCTTTCTTACAACTATCTTGGACTTAATACAAGAGTGTAATATTTATTCATACAACAAATTTAAACTATGTCATCTAACAAAAATTTTGATTACTTGGGGAGCTCATTCCAAATTCAACTGATTAATCAAATTGTATTAGATAATAACTTTTCAAGGTCAATCGTTGATGTTTTAGAACCAAATTACTTCGAGAACAAATACTTTAAACTCATCGTTCAGATGATCAAGGAATACAATCAAAAGTGGGACAGCGTTCCCACTTTTGACACCTTGGAACAAATTACTAAAGCGGAATTCCAACAAGAGAATGTCGCTAAAATCGTAATTGATACAATTAAAAAGATTAAGGAAGCCCCATTATCTGGTGGTGAATTTGTTCAAGAGAAAGCCTTAAAGTTCTGTAAACAACAAGAATTACAGAAAGCAATTACCAAAGCACAAAAGGTCATTGACGGGGGTGAATTTGAAAGTTATGATACCCTTGAAGAAATGATTAGAGAAGCCTTACAAGTAGGTGTCAGAGATGATGGAATGTTAAATGTATTCTCCAATTTGGATGATGTATTGAATGAAGATTTCAGACATCCAATACCAATGGGAATTGGTGGTATTGACCGATTATTAAAGGGTGGTTTGGCAAAAGGTGAAATAGGCGTGGTACTTGCACCAACAGGTGTTGGTAAATCAACATTCCTAACTAAGATAGCTAATCATGCTTTTAATTTGGGTAATAACGTACTTCAAATATTTTTTGAGGACAATCCCAAGGTTATTCAAAGAAAACATTTTACCTTGTGGACTAAAGTTCACCCTGATGATATGTCAAACAAAAAGGATGAAGTTATCAAAAAGGTTAAAGAGATTGAAGATAAAATGGATAATCAACTTATCCTAGAAAAACTTCCATCTGATACGATGACAATGAGTCAAATCAAAAACATTGTCAGAAAGAAGATTGCTGAAGGGGTTAAGATTGATATGGTATTATTGGATTATATTGATTGTGTTGTACCTGAGAAGAACTTGGGTGACGAATGGAAATCAGAAGGTTCAGTTATGAGAGCATTTGAAGCAATGTGTCACGAATTGAATTTGGCTGGATGGACGGCAACACAGGGTAATAGAAGTTCAATATCATCTGAGGTGGTAACAACGGATCAAATGGGTGGTTCGATTAAGAAGGCTCAAGTTGGTCACGTTATTATAACGGTTGCAAAATCATTACAACAAAAAGAAATGAAGTTAGCGACAATTGCGGTTACTAAATCAAGGATTGGAGATGATGGAATTATCTTTGAAAATTGTAAGTTTGATAATGGTATGTTGGATATTGATACAGAATCATCCGTTACATTCTTAGGACATGAGGAACAAAAAGAAGAAAACAATAGACAAAGAATTAAAGATTTATTAGAAAAAAGAAAACAAAGAGAAAATACAAATTAATTATGACTGAAAAAATATTAACAGAGAATCCAAATCGTTTTGTGATTTTCCCCATTCAATACAATGACATATGGGAATACTACAAACAACATCAGGCTGCATTTTGGACAGCAGAAGAGGTTGACTTGACTGGTGACATCAGAGAGTGGCAAAACTTGTCAGAGAACGAACAATACTTCATTAAAAACATATTGTCGTTCTTCGCGGCATCTGATGGTATTGTAAATGAGAACTTGGCTGAGAACTTCTACCGTGAAGTACAATACCCTGAAGCGAAATTTTTCTACGGATTTCAATTAATGATGGAAAATATCCATTCTTTAATGTATTCTTTATTAATTGATACTTATATATCTAATCCAAAGGAAAAGGACGAATGTTTCAATGCGATTGATAGATTACCTGCGGTTCAAAAGAAAGCCAAATGGACTTTAGATTGGATTGAGAAAGCATCATTCCAAGAACGATTGGTGGCATTTGCTGCGGTTGAGGGAATATTCTTTTCAGGGTCATTTTGTTCAATATTTTGGTTGAAATCAAGGGGGGTTATGCAAGGTCTTTGTAATGCAAATTCATTGATTTTCAAAGATGAAAACCTACATTGTGATTTCGCAATTCATCTTTTAAATAATCACGTTGAGAACAAACCAAGTGAAAAAAGAATAAAGGAAATATTACTTTCTGCTTTGGAGATTGAGAAAGAGTTTATCACAGAATCACTACCAGTGTCATTAATCGGAATGAATTCCAATTTAATGAAACAATATTTGGAATTTGTTGTTGATGGTTTGTTGGTTAAATTTGGTTGTAGTAAACAATTTAATGTTGAACAGCCCTTCAAGTTTATGGAACAAATTGCAATTGAAACCAAAGGTAACTTCTTTGAATCAAGAACTATGGAGTATCAAAAAGCAAAACTTAACGAAACTATTTCATTCACAGACGATTTTTAAAAATTAATTATGTCATTAAGAATTCAAAAAAGAAATGGGGAGGTTGTTGCCTTTAACCCCACCAAAATACAAACAAGAATTAAACGAGCAAGTAAAACCCTAAATGTTAATTCAGATCAGATATTCATTAAGGTAATTACATCAGTTCCAACTGAGGGTATAATCTCAACAAAACAATTGGATAAGTTGATTTATGAGATTGCTGCGTCATACACTGGAAGTCACCACGATTATTCAAGGTTGGCTTCCTCTGTTGCAATATCCTCATATCACAAAGAAACCAATGAAAGTTTTAGTCAAACAATGAAATCATTGGCTAGTGTTGGAATTGTTAATGAAGAGTTAATGAATACAATTAACCAATATGGTGAATCAAACATTGACGAGGTTATTAATCACGAAAATGATTATAACTTTGATTACTTTGCTTGGAGGTCATTATATGAAATGTATTTGTTAAAAACTCCTGAAGGTGTTACAGTTGAAAGACCCCAACATATGTATATGAGGGTCGCTCTATGGGTAACAAAATCATTTGACGAAGCCATTGAATACTACAAATCTTTATCAAATCAACTTATATCTCCCGCCACACCTATTATGATTAATTCTGGTACAAAGATTCCACAATTGGCATCTTGTGTATTACATTTTAATGATGATGATAGTAGAGAGGGGTTATTAAACACAATGACTGACATATCAACATATTCTGCTGATGCCGCTGGTATTGGACTTTGTATGTCAAATATTCGTAGTAAAGAAAGTAGATTGAGTACATCAGGTGGATATGCTGGTGGATTATTAAAATATCTTAAAATTGTTAATGAATCATTAAGATTTTTTAATCAACAAGGTAGAAGACCAGGTTCAGCTGCGATATATTTAGAACCTTGGCATAAGGACATATTTGACCTATTGGACATCAAAAAGAACACTGGAGCTGAAGAACTAAGAGCTAGGGATTTATTCACTGCATTGTGGATTCCTGACAACTTTATGAGAGCGGTGAAGGAAGATGGTGAGTGGTATTTATTTTGTCCCAATGACATCAAGAAATCAGGATTACCGGCATTACACGAGGTATATGGGGATGAATATGAATATGTATATAATAAGTTAGTTGAATTGGGTATTGGTAAAAAAGTTAGAGCTCAGGATGTGTGGAGTAAGATAATTGAATCCCAAATTGAAACCGGTGTTCCTTATCTATCATCAAAAGATAATGCTAATAAAAAAAGTAACCATCAGAATATTGGTACAATTAAACAATCTAATCTTTGTTGTGTTGTTGGAGATACTATTTTAACTATTAAAAGAGAAAATGAAGAAATTCAAAATTTACCAATTAGTGAAGTTGTTGAATTAATTGAACAATCAGAAAAATTAATGGTATTAACCGAAGGTGGTAAATTTAGTCTAATAATTGCTGGTATGTTAACAAGAAAAAATTCAGATGTCCTTGAAATTATTGATGAAAATACCGGATTTAGTATAAAATGTACTTCAGATCATTTAATTTTTACAAAAAATAGAGGTTATGTTAGAGCCAATGAATTAAAAGAAGATGATATTTTAGAATTGTACAAATAGTCGTTTTAAGTATATTTATATATATGAGATATTATGTTTATATATTATTAGATGATATGATTAAAGGTCGATACGACAATGAATATTGTTCTATAGAATATAGACCTTTTTATGTTGGTAAAGGAGATTCTAAATCTAAAAATAAAACGGAACGACATTTAAAACATTATAAAGAAACAAAACAAAATTTAACTAAAATTGTTAATCCTCATAAATTTAATAAAATTAAAAAATTACAAGAAAATGGTTTTGAACCCAACTTTTTAATTATTTATGATTCTGTAACTGACGCTGCTGAAGCAATAAATGGAAACCCATCAACTATAACCCAAGTTTGTAAAGGTAAAAGAAAAAAACATAGAAATTTAACATTTAAATACGTTTGAATATGATTAAAATAAATAAATTAACTGAAAAACAAGATGTATATGATATACAAGTACCTGAAACCTCATGTTTTTATGGGAATAATATATTAGTTCATAATTGCGAAATTTATCAATTCACTGACCAAAATACCACTGCAATCTGTACTCTATCTTCAATGGTTTTAAAAAACTTTGTTAAAGATGGTACATTTAATTTTGAATTACTATATAGAGAAACGAGAAAGGTTGTTAGGGCATTGAACAAGGTTGTTGATATTAACAATTACTCAACATTAAAAGGTGAAAAGGGTGGAAGAGAACAAAGAGCAATTGCAATTGGAACTCAAGGATTAGCTGATGTATTCTATTTAATGGATTATGAATTCACTTCAGATGAAGCAAAACAACTTAATAAGGATATCTTTGAAACAATTTATTATGCCGCGATTAAAGAGAGTAATAAATTAGTTAAAAGTGGTGAATACAAAGCATATGATTTCTTTGAAGGTTCACCAATGTCAAAAGGCACATTCCAATTTGATATGTGGGGATTGAAAGAATCTGAATTATCAGGTAGATGGCCTTGGGTTTTATTAAAAGATAGTGTAATTAAATATGGTATATGTAATTCATTGTTTACTGCTCAGATGCCTGTTGCAAGTTCTGCTAAGATTACTGGTTCTTACGAAATGACTGAACCAGCTCACTCAGCAATATTCAATAGACGTGTTGTTGGTGGTGAGATTACGATTGTTAACAAGTATCTAATTGCTGACTTTGAGAAACTTGGAATATGGGGAGAAGACCTTAAAAATGAAATTATCTACAACGAAGGTTCTATTAAAAACATTAATTTTAACAATTATTTAGATCCTGAAGATAAGAAATATAATCAAAAGGTTAAACGTATTGAACATTTGATTAAGAAGTATAAAACAATATGGGAGATATCACAAAGAGAATTGATTGATATGGCAGCAGATAGAGGACCATTTATTGACCAATCACAATCAATGAATATCTATATGGGTAATCCCACTTTAACAAAAATAACATCATCACATTTCCACGCTTGGCAGAAAGGATTGAAGACATTGTGTTATTATATTAGAACTAAGGCAATATCAACTGGGGCGAAACATTTGGCGATGGACATATCAAAGATGGGCAAACCAAGAACAACACCAACATTACCTCACGTTGAACCATTAAAAACTAAACCAAACGATTCTCCATTTGATTGTTTCGGTTGTTCCTCTTAAAAAACATTAATCACGACATTATGTCGTGATTTTTTGTTTTATGGTATTTATAGAAATAATTCAAACATTATATTTATCAATATGGCAGAAGGAACAACATATGGGATAAATTTCCCTTTTAGAAATTCATATCAAGGTAATTATTTATCTTTATCACAAACAAGTGATGAAGAAATTAGAAGTAATCTTATTCATTTACTATTAACTAGAAAGGGGACAAGATATTATTTACCTGACTTTGGTACAAGATTATATGAATATTTATTCGAACCTTTAGATGGACCAACTTTTTCGGATATTGAGGCTGAAATTAGAGACTCAGTGGAAGAATATTTACCAGGATTAACATTGACTAATATATCAATCACACCGGCATCAGAGGGAGAGGAAGACAAAGGTTTTTTTGTTAATGATGATGGTCAAAAAGAGTTTAGAGTTACAAGTATAGGACAAATGGAACATACAGCTAAAATTAGAATTGATTATACAATATCCGATTCAGCATTTAACACAAGTGATTTTATAATTATTAATATTTAAATATGTCAAACAAAAAAATATCGTATACAACTAGAGATTTTCAACAAATCCGAACAGAGTTAATCAACTTTACAAGAACGTATTATCCTGAATTAATTGATAACTTTAATGACGCATCAATATTTTCTGCATTATTGGATTTAAATGCTGCAGTTTCCGATAACTTGCAATTTAATATTGATAGAAGCGTTCAAGAAACAATTCTTCAATATGCACAACAAAGGTCATCAATTTTTAACATCGCAAGAACGTATGGGTTAAAAATTCCAGGACTTAGACCATCTGTCGCCTTGGTTGATTTCTCAATAACAGTCCCAGCATTTGGAGATAAAGAAGATTTAAGATATTGTGGTATATTAAGAAGAGGAGCACAGGTTAATGGTGGCGGACAATTATTTGAAACAGTATATGACATTGATTTCGCATCGGCAATTGGTGGAGATGGTTCACCAAATCGTTTAAAAATCCCAAATTTTGACTCAACCAACCGATTATTAAAAAATTATACTATAACCAAGAGAGAGACGGTTGTTAATGGAGTAACGAAGGTATTCAAACGTGTTGTAACACCAAATGATGTTAAACCATTTTTTGAATTATTTTTACCTGAAAGAAATGTGTTAGGAGTTACAAGCGTAATATTAAAAGATGGAACACAATACGCAAGCATACCACCCGAACAAGAATTCCAAGGATTGGATGATAGATGGTATGAAGTAAAAGCATTGATTGACGATAGGGTTTTTATTGAAGACCCAACCAAAGTATCTGATAATCCGGGAATAAAAGTGGGAAGATATTTACAAACAAATACAAAATTCATTACTGAGTACACACCAGAAGGATTTTTAAAAATGATATTTGGGGGTGGAACACAATCGGCTGACGAACAACTGGCTGAATTTGCAAGAAATGGGTTTAAATTAAATCTTTATAAGTACTCCAATAATTTCGCATTAGGAAGTACCTTAAAAGGTAACACTACCTTGTTTATTCAATATAGAGTTGGGGGTGGTGTTGGTAGTAACTTAGGTGTTGATGTTATTAACAATATCGGAACAGTGTCTTTTGCTGTTAATGGACCCTCTACTAGTGTAAACACGAGTGTTATAAATTCATTATCATGTGCGAATGTAACTGCGGCAATCGGTGGGGCAGGAGCACCTACAAATGAAGAAATCAGAAACTTGGTCGCGTTTAACTTTGCGGCACAGAATAGAGCGGTAACAATCAATGACTATGAATCAATTATCAGAACAATGCCATCACAATTTGGGGCTCCCGCAAAAGTGTCAATAACAGAAGAAAATAACAAATTAAAGATTAAAATGTTATCATATGATGATAGTGGGAGACTAACCGAAATCATATCAAACACATTAAAAAGTAATGTTGCTAACTATCTATCTAACTATAGAATGATTAATGATTATGTTTCTATTGAAACTGCGAATGTAATTGATTTAGGATTTAATATTGATGTCGTGTTGGACAACACTCAAAATCAAGGGGCGTTTGTTACTCAAGTAATTGATATAGTTTCAACCTACATGGAACCAGGTAATAGAGAAATGGGTCAAAATGTAAACATATCCGAAATAAGAAGATTAATTCAGTCTCAAAATGGTATATTAACAGTATCGGATATTCAAGTATTCAATAAAGTTGGTGGTCAATATTCATCATCACAAACATCACAAAGATACTTGGATGCAACAACCAAACAAATTGAATTAATTGATGATACTATTTTTGCCGAACCTAGTCAAACGTATCAAATTCGTTTTCCAAATAAAGATATCAATGTGAGGGTTAAGAATCTTAAGACTACTAATTTTACATAGTAATTTATTTATCTAAATTGTTTTCTATCTTTTTGTTGAAAATATCAAATAAACTATTTATCTAAAAAGGTAGATTAATGTCAAATTCATATAGAATAAGAACCCAAGTTGGGGTAGATAAATCAATTAAAGTACATTTAACACAAGATTTTGAGTTTTTGGAAATACTTTCCATTAAGATTTTGGAAAGTGACATTTATACAAGACAATGTTCAGATTATGGTGTTGTAATCGGTAGAATTAGTATTAATAATGGATTTGGGCTTCCAAATTGTAAGGTTTCTATCTTTGTTCCATTATCAAGTATTGATGGAAATAATCCAATCATATCTGACCTATATCCTTATAGTTCAGTATCAGATTTAAATGACCTTGGGTATAGATATAATCTTTTACCTTATGTTAAATCATATTCAAATCACGTTCCAACTGGGTCATTCTTCAATAAAGAAGATGTCTTATTAAATCAAAGTTATATTGAGGTATTTGACAAGTATTATAGATATACTGCCGTAACAAATGAGAGTGGTGACTTTATGATATTTGGTGTTCCACTTGGAACTCAGACCATCCATGTTGATATTGACTTATCTGATATTGGTGAATTTTCATTAGCACCACAAGATTTGGTAAGAACAGGATTAGCGACAGAAACTCAAGTTGCCGGAACTAAATTTAGGTCTTCAAGTAATTTAAACGAATTACCTCAAATTATATCAATCAATAGAATCATAACAGTTGAACCATTATGGGGACAACCTGATATTTGTAATATTGGCATCAACAGAACTGACTTTGATTTATCTGCGGAAGCGAATGTAGTAATCCAACCTACAGCTATTTTTATGGGGGCAATGTTTTCTGACTCAAATAATTTAGCGTTAAAAACAAGATGCAAACCCAAATTCAAACAAGGTGAATTATGTAGTTTAATTGCGGGGCCTGGTGAAATTTTGGCGATTAGACAAACAATACAACAAGATGCTCAAGGAAGACCAATATTAGAACAATTTGATTTAGATTCTGGTGGTCAAGTAATTGATGACAATGGTACTTGGTTATTGGACGTGCCAATGAATTTAGATTATATAACAACGAATGAATTTGGGGAAAGAGTAATATCAAATGACCCTGAAGTTGGGATACCAACTAGAGGAAAATATAGATTTAAAATCAAATGGAATCAATCAAACGATTTAGATGAAAATGTAAGGAGAGGGTATTTTTTAGTTCCCAATGTCAGAGAATACGGATGGCAAACAAGTACAGACCCACTAAGTCTCAATAACACTCTGAACAATCAAATGTTAGCAAAAAAATCATACGCATTTAGTTTGGATTGGGGCGATTATGCTGACCCACAAACAGCAATAAATTGTGAAGACACATTCTATCAATTTTCATATAATAAAGTATATACTGTTTCACAATTAATTGACCAATACAGGAAAGGTAGTTTAGCAAATAGAATTATATCAATAAAAAATATATTGGACGATGTTTGCGAAAGTGAAAATAATAAATTTCCAACTAATGATACTTCTTTTAGATGGGACTTTATATATCTTTTATATACTTTTGCATCGTATATTTTTAGACCACTATTAATAATATTGGTTGCATTACTTCATTTTTTTTATTTAACGGTTTTTGTTCTTAGAATATTAGTTCTGCCACTATTAACTGCTTATTTTGGAAATCTTACAGGTATTAAAATTGCTCAAGTCGTTGGAGCTTTAACTGCTCTTGAACCAGCTGTCGTCTTAGCTTCAGCACTTGCTTTGGAACTTATACCTCTCTCCACTGCTTTTGCGGCATCTTTAACTATTAATATCATTTTATTTAAAATTAAATTTAGAGGAATTAATTTACCTCTTTTGTTGTATGACCAATGTGAATTTTGCAAATGTGCTGACGGTGATGAATCGGAAGATACTGATGAGGGAGCGGCAATACAAGTATCGTCACCTTCACTCCCCCCTCCACCACCACCAAACGCATCAGGTATTCTACTTACAAATTTTGAAGGAGGTTTGTATAATCAAGATTTAATTGAAGATAATATTAATTATGCGGTATATAACCAATTTTTAAGTGGTTATTATGTTCAATACAGACAAACTAAAACAAGGTCTTTTAGTAAAATACCAGTTAAAATTAACAGTCAATATTCATATGGAACTAATCAATTTGGTAGAGCCACTTTCTTTACTAGGGATATTACTTTGGCTGAACAATTTAATTTGTTTAATGTTAAGGCTAAATACTTTGACCAAACTACTAATAATCCGGGTGGTGGTGTAAATCAAGTTTATGTCTCAGTTGAGCCAACTTTAAATGGTGGTGGATATTCTTATGTTAATCAATCTAACCCTAATACTCCATATACAACACTTGGTTCATACCACACAGATAATGTTATCGTTTTAATGATGACTCCTGAAAGTTTACCATTACTTTCTGGAGGTGCTATTTTAAGTTTTGTCAGTCCGAATTCTACAAAAGATGTAAATTATAGTGGAGCAACGTTAAATGATTATGGGACTAATTCAATTAGTGGAAGTAGTTTATTCGCTAATAGCCAATCAAACACAGTAACAATAAATGTTCGACATACACTACCTAATCAAACCTCCAGAACCACAACATATACAATACCAAAACCAAGTTCAGGGAATACCAATTATCATAAGTTCCCAACTGATATAGAATATTTTCAAGTCATTACAGCAATGACATATACCGACTTTATTGCTAAATCTAGTCATAGTGCTCCACTACCTGGTGGTGCTATTTTATCTAATGGTTTTCCTCAAAGAGTTTTAAATCACCAAATGAAAATTAATATTAATTATTTAAATGAAGACGGTGATCGAAGAGCTGTAATACGACCACAATTTTTTGGGTTCTATCCATTAACATCTTTAGAGAATTACCAAAATCAAATAATTGTAATATTAAATAGAGGTGTTGATCCATATTCACCTAGAGTAAATATTAGATTTGATTTAGGTAGAATATTTGGTAGAGTAAGTCCTCAATTTGTTTCTGTTGAAGGTAACTTTAAGCTTAATATACCAATACAAGGAAGACTTAAAAATGTAAAACATACAGTAGGAACTAATAATGCTAATGATACATATTCTAATATGCGTTTGTATTATGATACATTTGACTATATACCAAATACAAATCAATTTAGTGCATATTCATCAAATTTAATACAATATTATTCTTCACTAGATACAAATTATAGTCCTTACGATTTTTTAGTTTCTAATCCTGGGTATTGCCCACCTCCACCATCAAACTGTAGTTGCCAAACTGGTGTATGGTGGATTGACAGTCCTCTAAATCAAAATGGGGCAACTCTAACATATTCAAATCAATTTGGATTAACCGTAAATACTAATAATACACAATACAGTAGTAGCCAAAATGAATTTATTTATAGGTATGAGAGAAATCAACCTATTTCCGATAGATTTGGTATTGGTGTTAATCCATCTACACCAAATTTGCCAAGCAATTCAGGTAAAACAGGTTATTTTAATGGTGAAATAATTGAGGGCGGATCACTTATGAGTATAAATGCAAGTAAATCTCGTATTTTAAATTACGATATGTTACAGATATTTGAAGACCCAAATCCTGTGGCTTATGAATCGGCAACATATTCAGCCCCAAAATACGGAAATTGGGTGTCAATTACTATACAATCACTCAACCCAAATACTGTAACAAATAGTGGTGGAAGAAGGTTAGTTATGCGTTCAGATAGACATCCAACATCGGATAGACTATTAGAAACTTGTGGGATAGCGTACAATTTACAACAAAACCAAAATTTTGCAATTTATGTAATTCCAGATGAAGGGACATTTGATGTGCCACAAAATACAGGGGGGTCATCGGGAATAGTTCAAGATGGTGATACCGAAGCTGAAGATGTACAAAATTTTACATTTGATTTATTACAAAGTACCAATAAATGCAGTGAAACAAGAAATTTAGATTGTTACGATTTTGAACCAAATGGATATACTCCCGCTAATAGATTACCAGGAGGTGGAAGATATATAATTAATTCAGGTAGATGTCAAGAATATAAAAACAAACAAATATTTGATAACGGATGTTACAAGTTAGTTACAAAAGTATTAACATCTTTACCCGAAGACACAAGATTAATAATTGAATGGGTGTCAAGAACAAATATTACATTTGGTGCTTGTAGAAATGTATTTTCACATTTATTTACTCAAAATTGGGTAAACGGAACATTATACGCCTTTGCATTCAAAAATAATAAAATATTTGATAACTCAGGTAATATCACACCAGAATATTGTAAAGATGTTATATACTTTGATGATGATACTAATAATTTCTATTATAGAAGTAGTCCATATCGAACTGGAACAACTATATCTAGTACAGGATTTTATGGTAAACCAGCACCTGAAATAAGTAATAGACCAGATGGTAGAGATTTAATGTTCCCAACAACAATTATGGATTTAGTATTCTCAGATGATTATGATGGATATGTTGTTAACAAATTAAATAGTACATCATATCAAGATGTTTCTGAACTTTTGAATTTATTAATAATAACTAGATTGTTAAATACATCATATAGAAGTATATTTAGAGGAACACAAGGTGGAAATATATTTAATTATTTTGCTAGACCACAATTAACCGTTGACGCAGATTACGCTCAAATGATTTCAATCAATTCTGAATTAGGTGTTGTTCCATTTGAAGCCGAAAGTTATCCAAGTTTACCTCCACTATCACCACCAGCAACATTTAACATTGACCCAGTTTATTTTACTTCAGGTAGAAACAGAGACGTTATTTTTGGTATTTTTTATTCGTCAGATACTCAAATTAGAGACTACATAACACCTAAGAGAACTATTATTAATTCTCAAGTAATGTTAAATGATGGTTGTGCTTTTAATAACTTTTATTGTTATTCACAAGAAGTACCATTTTATCAATGGAAGATAGAGAGAAACTCAGATAATAACCCAGAGTCAAGTATTTTTGGTGCTCAAAAAAACGATTGGTATAAACGACCTATTAGTGGTCAATTTTTTCATAGTCACAAATATCAAAGTTTAGATAGAGCTAGTAGTTTATCTAGATATTTTAGAAGTGGTAATTCTGGTTTGTTTACTGATGATTTCAAAGGGTATATTTACTCAATTAACAGAACGACACCACCAACACAAGACTTTTGGACAACACCGTCATTAGACCCACTTCAGACTTCTTGGCAAAGAAACAATCTTGACTTAAATACAGTAACAGTTGGAGCACCATTTTATTTTTATTTTGGATTGAAGAAAGGAAAATCGGCTTGGGATAGATTTGCAAAAAAATGGATAAATTTTGAAAATATTAGATAAATGGGAAATAATAATAATTTGAGAGTTGTATTAGGGTCACTTAGGTACAAATCAGCACCTAATACAAACTTGTTATTCCAAGTACCACTACAACAAACTCAGAAAGAAATGGACGAGTTTGACAGAAGTGTTAATGTTGGATTGGAACAAGTATTCAATGAAGAAAGACAATTATCTGATATATTCAGACCATCTTGTAAATTCTCATTATTATTTAAAAATACTTTAATTGGGTCAACAAATTATACCCCATTTGAAAACAATCTTTATTATATTAATGCTGATGTCGCGGCAGCAACTCAATGTAATCTTGGTTCAAACTTAGTTGCTTGGTCGGGTTATCCTCAATTTAATGAATTTGATTTTGTTAGAAACGATTACAATGTATTAGGTTATACAATACCATCAGGTTCAACATTACCGCATGTTGATTTTATTCCCAAAAGTGCTAGTTCATATAATTGGGGGTTTTATTTAAGTTATCCATTTGATAATGTTGATAGAGAACTAGAAGCGACCAATTCAACAAACACAACATTTTCTTGGTCAGCGTCAACTGGTATTCCATTCGTAATTCAAAAACGAACTTATGCAGGAAGACCATTAATATCATTTAATTGTCCAATAAAACACGGATTGAGAATTGGAGAATTTTTTAAAATGAATTTCAGTTACAATGGAAATGACACATTCCAAGTTTATTCATTAGGTAATGAAGGATACGATACAAACCAATATACATTTAATATTGTTGACACAGGATTCACTGGGTCAACCTTTAATAATGGGGTTATTGGAAGATTTAGACGAATTATATTTAACACCAAAACTGGTGACACAATATCAAAATATTATGTCAGAAGACACAAAATATTAACAAATCTTGAAGATGCTGTAATGACTAAAGCTGGATTTGAACAAAATGTTTTTGGAACAAAAAAGAAATATGAAAGTTCAGGTTTTACACCAAATAAGGTAGCTAGAGTTTCAGTTTTGGAAGGTGCTCAATCATATACATTATCATTCAATACTGACTTATCAATTAGTCCATTATTAGATAATCAAAGAAGACCTATAACAGAATTATTTTTTACTGTGGTTTGGAGGGGTTATTTTGGTTGGACATTAGATTTAAACCCAAATCCAAGTAGAGGAATAAAACAAGGTTATCTTTTTAATTTACCTAGTAGTGGAACACCAACAAATTGGTGGAGTACATTAAATACTAACTCCGATACAAATTTTACTTATAGTACATATAGCAAACCCAATGGACCTACATTCAAATATGTTAATCCATTAAAAGAAGACGATATATTAGATGGTGCATTATGTGAATGGAATGATTACGAACAAAGAGAACGTGTAATATCAAATCTATTTCATAAAATAACGTACAACCCTACTGTATTTAATATTAATGACAGTAATGTTGCAACTAACCCAAGAGGATATTATTATCAACCTCATTATAGTTTAAAAATTAGAGTATTTTCAAATTATATTGAGGAGGCTAATCCACAAGAGGCTGATGTTATACCAAATTACGCATATTTTTCTACCACAGATAATGTGTTTAAATGGAGAGATATATATAGTTATGGATATGTTGATGGAACTGGATTGGGTGTGAGTTATCCATTTTTAAATGGTACTCATTACCCACACACAAACTATTTTTTTAGGATAATACCAGAAGGTTATACATATCAGGATTTAACCATAATTGAACAACCAACTATTGACCCTTGTGAATAATTTTTATTTTAAACTACCTATAACAAATTTATCAATTCAATTACCTGTTGAAATACAATGGGATTTCTTGGATAGGTCAAATGCTATTCAGTCATTTGAAAGAGATGTTGTAACCCAAATTATTGGTTCACCTGAAGATTTTGAAATAACTCGTTTTGCTCATGATGTCATTAATCCGATTAATGCTAAAACGGATATTAATTATGAGTTTTATTTTTATAATACAGGTACACCAAGAACATTAACGTCAACAACAGTATCAACAGATTGGGTTAATTCATATATAACTGAGGGGTTCAATTCGGCGGAACTATATTACGTTGCAAAACCTTTTACGAATTCATTTTTTAAGTTGGATTTCTATGATACATCAGACCCAAAAACTCAAATAAATTATTTTACAATAATAATACCAACACAACAAGGATTTACAACTAGTGCGACAATATCACCATTAACCCCGCCAGTTCAAATAAAATACCCCAAATTTAAATTGGATTATGTTGGTGACAAGGAGGGGTTTTTTATTTATTGGTTAAGAAGTAGAAGTTTTATAGATATTGATACTTTTTATATGACAGCAAAGTTTTTTGATGCAAAAATAGGTGTTTTTGTAAAGATGATGAATAAACCCCAATCAGTATTACCACAAGGTGGTGGTAGGTTTAATTTCTCTGGGTCAACTTATTTTTATAATAAAGTTGTTTTGGATTATGATAAAAAAACTTATCAAGTATTTGATGGGGGTAACAATCAAAGGATAGGGACGGCAACCCCAATAAAATGGTATGAATACGTTGGACAATAATGAGTGATAGACATTTACATATAAGAATATCGCCTGAGGTTATAAATGGAGACAGATTTTTTGTTAGGTATAATGCGGGAAATTCACCAACAAGTGAACCTGATCCTTGTTGTGAGATAACAACAACATCAACGACAATACAATATACTGGTTATACCATTGCGTATTCCTCAATGACTCAAATATTATCCGGAGGAACAAACGGAACATCATTATTAACTGGATTAACAATCCCAATAATGTTATCCCAAACCGCTGTTGATGTTGGACATTATTCGGTATTTGATGGGGCAATATCTCAAAAAGATACGATGTTAAATTTCATTGTTTCAGGTTCACCATCAAACCCAACTCTATGTTATTTTTATAACACATCAGAAGTTGAGTTAAAGAAATATTTGAGTTTTACAAATTATTATATTAATTGGGGTGACTCTAGTTCTACTCAAATAATTGGACCAAACACCCCATTTCCATATCCCCATACATACCCACAACAAGGTGAATATACAATAACCTTTAGTGGAATGAGTCCTTGGGGAAATAGTGTAATAACCAAAAAAGTTTACATTCCATTTACAGCGGTGATAGTTGATGATGTAAGTGGAACAGCCACCTTTACCCCACTAGGTGGTAGTTGGTCAGGTACTTCATTAGATTATGATTACTTGTTTAGCGGAGACACAACTTGTGAAATATATCAGAGTGGGGATAATCCCTTCTTAGATGGACCTTTGGTTATATCAGGTTATACCAATTCATCAATCAATGACTTAGTACAATATGGACCTATTAAATTTAAACATAGCACCCCAGTAACTGGATCAACAGGAGTAAAGGGTATTGTATATCAACCAAATCCACAATTTCCATTTACCGCATATACTATCAATAATTTAGATTATTTTGACTATCCTGAAGATTTAACCATATTCGTTGTTTCAGGTGTAAGTCCAATTGATGTTGTATGTTCAGCAATAACCAAGGAAGAATATCTCTTAAATGTTGTTGATGAACCTGAAGTACAATCTGCTGTATTTGTTGAGAGAGGAAAGAATTCGGCTTTAGAGAGACTTATGAGATTGGGTGAGGTAGATAATGTTGGGGATTTAACCAAGTATGGTTATGGATTTTTTAATGTTATAAAAACATAAAATTGATATTTATAAAAAACAAATAAAAAAATGGCAATAGGCAATTATGGAACCATAAGACAAGCGGATGTTTCCCCAGAAGATGTTGAAATTATATTGAATTATACACCATCAAGAGATGAAACACAGAACTTCTTATTAACAAAATTAAATGCGAAATCAATCTTAAGACCATATTTCAATAACTCAAGCACTGGTGGAAACGCCAATGTTGAGATATTGGGTGGTTTATATAATTTAACATTACCTGCGGAACAATTTAACAGAGTTGGAATCTATACATTAATGATTAGACCTGCTCAAATTAGAACTACAATTTTGGATTGCGGCATATTATCAGCATTACCTAATGTTAAGGGTTTGGTTATTGATTTAAACTCAGTTCCAAATGAATTTAGAAATAAATTCACCAATCAAGGGTTGGTTGGATTCAGAGTTGAATACTTGAATACAGATAGGTCTAAAATACCCAATTTCTTCCGTATCATTACATCATCTTTCTTTTGCGAACCAGTTGTCCAAAACTTAACAAACACCTCTCAGAGGTCAATTAGATACCGATATACAGATTCAAATTCAAATCTAATATTTTGTACATTATCACCATCAACCGCACCATCTAACAAACCTAATGCTGTACCATATATTGGACAACCAAATCAGAATATTATTATAACAAATACATTCTTTAATCCGATTGTTATGGATATTGAAATTGCTGAACACGACTTTTCAACATTGGCTATTGGATTATTTGGCAATCAGACCAAATCAATTGATGATGGTATTTACACATTATACGATAGTAATAATAACATATATAAACAATACAATTTATACGAAATACGAGACCAATTTAATGACCTTCTATTTGAGGTTAGACAAGACAGAGGAGATAATGTTGATTTCAGTAAAAACTTCACAAATATAACTCAATAATGGCTAAATTTACTTGTCCCCCACAACCACCAACAGGTGAAGGTACTTTTTCTGACAATTTGGTAGGATTCCAACTTGTTACTGGGGGTGGTTTAACTCAAGGTAATTTTAATTTCACAACTGCGGTTACTGAAAAAGTTAATCGTAATTTTAGTACTGGGGTATTCTCAAATCCAATGAGCTTGGACTCAATGGGAATTACCGATATTAATCAAGCCAAGGCAATTATTGAGAATAATTTTAAGATATATCCAAATTTTGATTTATCTCAAGTAACAAACTTTGTTTTATATGGTTCAATGGTCAAAAGGATATCATCTGCCATCACAAAAATTATTAATTATTTCCCTGCGGCAATTGAATCAACATCAATTAGTATTGATTATACATCCGGTGTTACCGCAGAAAATATTGTTTATAACGTTGTAGCGAATGAAACCTCATTCCGATTGAATTTATCAAGAATTCGTAATCCTTTTGAAATTGATTATACGGTTAATTCAACTAGGAATTTGGAATTAAGAGAAATAAAAGTATCTCCATTGAGAGATATGACAACTCAGTATGTCAATTATTCACTGTATTATTTAGGTAATGGATATAATGTAACTAGAATAGTATCAACAAGCGGATTAACTAGTGGTTATTTAACAATATATGTAAGTGGAAATCCATTTTTAGGTCAAACAACAATATATAATGATATAGTTATACGACCAAATGACTTTGTTGTTGCAAAAGTCTTCAATGAAGATTTAGATGATGTTGAAAATTTCTTATTAAATAGGGATATAACACCATTATATACCTCAACATTCAAAGTACCAATTGAAGCTGAAGATGGAACAGTTTATATCCAAAATCGTCAAATAACTTTTCCGTTGTATGGTAGATGGAATATTGATATTTTAACATCTAATTTTGATAGATATTTAACTTCTTTAAATGAAATTGCGGTTTATTATGATAATCAACAAACAAATTTAGTATCAAGGTTTTTAGCAACTGGAGCATTTACAGAATTTGACACTGATGATAGAAAAATTGAAAAAATATTACAAATTTTCGGTAGAAGTTTTGATGATGTTCAAAAATTCATTACATCTCTATCATTTGTAAATTCGGTTAATTATACAGTTAGAAATGATATTCCATCCCAGTTATTAAAAAATTTAGCACAAACATTAGGATGGAATACAAATATAACACCAATATCAAACGACAATTTTTTAACCTCAATATTCGGTGATACAAATACGGACACCTCAAATTTCAGTGGTGTAGCAATACGCTCAACTCCGGATGAATTAAATTATCAATACTTTAGGAATATAATATTAAATTCAGCCTATCTTTTTAAATCAAAAGGTACTAGAAAATCAATTGAAGGTTTATTAAGGTTAGTTGGAGCCCCTGAAGCATTGGTTGAGTTCAATGAATATATTTATTTAGCCGACCAAAGAATTAATTTATCTGAATTTGACACTTATTGGGGTTTAATTTCTGGTGGGACATATATTCAAGAAACCCCAATATTAGAAGAAGGAAATATATTTTCAATTCAAGGTATTGAATACACGGGATTCACCTCAACAAATTCAATTACTAGTGTTAATTTAAATTTGGAGGATTATCCGATAGATTCTCAAGGTTACCCAAGGACACCTGAAGATACGGAGAGTTATTTCTTCCAAATTGGAGGAGGATGGTTTGAACAAACTCCACAACACAGAGGCCCAGAAGTTATTAATTTAACATTTAGTATATTTACAGGTCAAAGTACAGTATTACAGACAAATCTACTACCACCATCATATGGTCAAATATATTTAAATAGATATAGGAGATTTCCATTTATGAATCTTGGTTTTAGATTAACTTCTCAAATTGATAATAATAAGAGTTGGTTTGATACCGAAACTGGATTACGGAGTAATTTAGATGGTAATTTAAATGCAAGGTATTTTGTTGATGATGAAAGATTGGTATTAAATGTTAAAAACGTTGATATCTTTATGAACCCAGCTCAAGGGTTATTATATGATGTATGGTCAATGTCAAGACAAGACAATTACCCAATCCCAAATCAAGGTTTAAATTATATTCAACCAACAGCATGTGACCCAAACCCAATTAAATATTATCCTAATAAAGGTGGGGTGGATTGGACTATTATCAATCCCCAACCAAAGAGAAAAACATTCTTTGAATTTGCTCAAACATTTTGGCAAAATACAATCAATGTTAGAAATAGACAATTCTCATCAAATGGAAAAACTGGGGGGTATCCAACCTTGGATTCAATCTATTGGAGATATATCCAATCTGAGGAAATTGCCAATCTACCAAATAACAATTTCAAATATGAAAATATGATTGAATACGTTAATGGGATGGGTGATTATTGGATTAGATTGATTGAACAAATGGTTCCCGCAACAACAATTTGGAACACAGGAATTAGAATGGAAAATTCAATATTCCATAGACAAAAATTTGTTTGGAGAAGACAAGAGGGTTGCGAAATTGTGCCTAATGATAAGGGTGGGGCTCAAGAATTCCCTCCAATTAAAGATCCTAAAACAAGTCCATCAATATCAACACCACCTAGTGGTGTTGAAGTTCCATCAATTAAATTTAATGATGGTGGAAGTGTTAAAAATAATAATGGCGGATTTAAAGGTGGAGTACCACTCAATAGACCATCAACACTTATTACAGATGTATTTCAGTATGATTGTAGTGCTGAATCTGTTGAGTGTCAAATTTATTCTTGGCAGTCAAATCCTCAAATATTAACATTAACTGGAGTATTAGGAAGTATTTTGAATAATTATTTAAGTGTAAATGGATATGAACTAAACGATTGTTTATTAAACACACTACAAAGTAATTGGTATATTGAACTAAAAGTAAGTGGTAACACCATTGTTCAGAATGAATTTTTCACCGGAAACACATATTCAATAGCTCCATTTAATGCACCAACTGAAACACAATATTATAACGCATTGATTTCAGCTTTAAACTCTTTAAAATCCTTGGGATATGATTATTACTTAACTGATAGTAATACGGTTGTTGTTTACAATCAAGTGTGTTCAACTGACGATAGTGGATTTACATTTAGTATAGATATTGGTATAAACTTTAAAATTTATTGTAATTAATGGCTTGTGATTTAGGAGTTGGAATTAATGGTATAACAGGGGATTGTTCAAATAGTAGTTTAGGTGCTTTTGATATTAGTATTGATGGGACAGCGCCAGATTACATAATCCAACGGATTAGCCCAACAACAGGAACAACTGTATTAGGTCTTGGTATTACCGGATATTCGCAAACCGGACTAACTGCTGGAACGTATACCTTTAATATTGTTGATAGCTGTTCTTCAGGGAATACGTATTTTTTGGTTAATATTAATATATCGTCAGGAACTTGTGTATCTATTGACTCCACAAATACAACTTGTGGTTTTGACAATGGGTCTATAACCGCAACAACTAATAATTTATACAATAACTCAATATTTTATTTATATGAAGTTAATGATGGGATATCCCAAGTAATATCACTACCAGTTAATACTGCCGTTTTTAATACTTTGTCGGCAGGGACATATTATGTAATTGCTGATGATGGAGGAGGCTGTTCAGGTAAAAGTCAGAGTTGTATAATTAAAAGTTCAACAACATTAAATTTTGGATTGTATCAGGTTAATAATTCAGCTTGCGCTGTAAATTTAGGTTCATTGTATGTTACGGGACTAACAGGAACTCCACCATATACATATCTTTGGTCTAATGGACAAACAACACCATCTATTACCGGATTATCTGATGGGTCATACTCTGTTGTAGTTACCGATAGCTTTGGATGTAGTACGTCTCAAGGAGCTATAATAGAATCAGTACCCATATTAACAAGTTTAATTTTAATTGATACTCAACCAACTTGTTTTTCAGCCACAGGTGAGGCGACTGTTTATATTTCAGGGGGAACTGCCCCATATCATATACAAGGTTCAAATGGTGAAATTGTGATAACATTCTCACCATCTTATACATTCACCGGATTACCTGCGGGTTACTTCTCAACCACAGTCACAGATGCTGGATTATGTCAATCAACTGCGTACACGACATTATTAACCCCTAGTGCTATATCTGTTGTTACATTTGATGTTACAAACTCAAATTGCAATAATTTTGATGGTCAAATATCAATATCTATATTCGGTGGGACAGCACCATATACATATACTTTAACAGATTCTCTTAATAATTCACAAATTGGGATACAACCATTACAAAATGGTGGATTTATATTTACATCTTTAAGTTCTGACACTTATACCATAACAATTACGGATTCATTAAACATATGTCCTTATTCAGGTACTGTGGTTATTAGTAATAATGTGTTATTTGATTTATCGGCAATAACATCTGGCGCTACTTGTAATTTACCGAATGGAGAAGTTGTATTATCAATTACTAGTGGAGGAACTGGACCATATAGGTATGAAATTAATGGTTATGACATTTTTGGTCAAACAGGATTAACTTATACATTCCAAAATTTATTACCAGGGAATTATACTGCAAAAGTTACGGATGTTAATTTATGTCAACAGATTTTACCAATAACAATACCAAATCTAAGTAATCTAAATTATGTTTTATCATCATTGAATCCTTTATTTTCAAATGATGGTGAAATCAGTATTTTCATTACAGATGGAACTCCACCATTTGCCGTTAATTGGAGTCCAAATGTAAATGGACAAACAGGTCTAACGATTAATAATCTTTCAGCAGGGACTTATTCTGTTACAATTACGGATGCTTATGGATGTACATTGAGTAGAAGTATAACATTAATAGGTTATACGTTATTGCAATCAAATCAAACTTATACCATTTCACAAGGATTATTAACCAATCAGACACAAAATCTAAGAAAAGGTCCACAACAGATGTTAATAGAAGGATTTAAGGACTTGACATCTGGTGACACAAATTGTATTCTAAATTCAGCGGTATTTGAGGTTGAAGTGACATTATCTGGTGTTACAACATCAAGTACAGGTCAAACCTTTTATACTGCAACAACATTAAACGATTTTCCTGCGGATAATTTATATTACGATACGGTTAAGATTTTGTTATTGAGTTATTCCGGAATAACATATGTAGATATTGAACCAATTGAAAATAAAATAACGATTGGAACAATAAGTAATCCACCACAAGAATATATTGATTCTGAAGTAATTGTTGGGGTTAAAGTTTATTATGATATAAGTTGTGAAGTATGTGCTCTACCAGTTTTAGCTCCATTTATATTTACGGTAGATACAACAAAAATTAGTTTAGGGTCAACAAATATTGATACGTTTAAGTTACCTTTAGTAAGTGGTGGTTCATATAGTTTTGATGTGGATTGGGGCGATGGTGTAGTTGAAACAATTAATACTTGGAATGATCCAAATGTTGAACATACATATACCGCAGTTGGTACATATGAGGTATCAATTAGTGGACAATTAAGTGGTTGGACATTTAATAATAGTGGAGATAGAGGAAAATTAATGGAGATTAAACAATGGGGTATTTTAGAATTAGGTGATTCACCAGGTCATTTCTATGGTTGTGTTAATTTGGAATTGAGTGGGACTACAGATTTCATTGACTTATCAACAACATCAACATTAGTTCAAACATTTAGAAATTGTACTTCAATTACAACAATCAATAATGCTGAGTTTTGGGACGTTTCAACAATTACTGATATGACTGAAACATTTAGAAATGCGACATCATTTAATCACCCTATTGGTTCTTGGGACGTATCAAATGTTACAACTACACTTAGAATGTTCCAAACCGCATTTGATTTTAATCAAGATATAAATAATTGGGATGTATCTAACTTAGTTAATTCAGCAAATATGTTTACTTCGGCAACATCATTTAATCAACCGTTGAATAATTGGAATGTATCCAATATAACAAATATGTCTGGAATGTTTTCAACTGCAATAGTATTTAACCAACCACTGAGTGGATGGAATGTGTCTAATGCAACTAACATGAGTAATATGTTCGCAAATGCGACATTATTTAATCAAGATATAAGTGGATGGGATGTATCTAATGTAACAAATATGTTAAGTATGTTCGCAAATGCGACATTATTTAATCAAGATATAAGTGGATGGGATGTTTCAAATGTTACAAGTATGTCATTTATGTTAAACACTTGTGGAATAAGTCAATCAAATTATGAATCACTTTTAGTTGGATGGAATTCCTTACCTTCATTACAAAATGGTGTGTTTTTGGGGGCTCTTGGGTTACAATATCAAATAGGTAGTGCCGCTGACACCGCCAGATCTAATATCATAGGAACATATTCTTGGACAATATCGGGAGATATTGCTGTACCATAAAATAAAACCCCACCTAAAAAGTGGGGTTTTATTTTACCATATATTTTCTTGTTTCATATAACCTAGAACACAACAATAAGCGTCACTCATATCGAAATTCTCTTTTTTGAGTGTATTGTTTTTGGTATAGACCCAATTAATTTGGGGTTCTTTCTTTGCAACTTGTTCCCAAATGATTTGTTTCTTATCACAATCTTTTGGGAAACCACCAAATAAAACAAGTTTCTTTTTATCATTTTCTTTAACCAACCAAGGAAAAGCATTCTTCCTTGAATTATAGGTTGAGATATATTCTGGTACTAAACCTAGGGCATCATAAATTTCCTTTGAAATAATGGTGTTAAAACGTAACAGAGTTTGTATCGTATAAACATTATTACTATTAAGTAGAGGTTCTTCAATTACTACCTTTGTAATACCAAGTCCTTTATATTGTTCCAATTTTGTTTTAAAGATTTCAGTTTTAAGAAATAATTCCTTAATTTTGTTATCTTCCTTTGGTTTGACAACAGGAGAAATATGAGTTAATTCCAAAAGTTCTTTTGATGCGATATCAAAAAGTGCCCAACCAATAGTCTTGGTGGACACATCTAAACCTAGTATTTTGGGGGTTGTTTCAATTGTTTTAGACATAATTAAAAATCAAATTTAACTACAAATTGTTGAATACCATTCCTTGGGTATGGTGATTGTAGTTTCGATACAATCATAAGAGTTTTGTCAGAATCGTAAAGACCAATTTCAGACAGATGAACTTTTTTGGTGTTTTCCCAAGTTGGATTTGATGATACCAAAAACTCTGATTGACCCAAGTTTATTTTATATCTCATTTCATAAATTGTGGCTTGAATGTCTGTATCTAAATTTCCATAGAAATAGTATTCATCACCAAAATTAAGATTTGTTGTTGTTCCTGATGGTAAATCAATATAGTCGGTTAATACATATGTATCCGCTTCATCATATAAGTCTTGTGTAATAACAAATGTATTTCCCGTTAGACCTTCTTCGGTTAAGTAACCATTAATTGTTGAACCACTTAATTGGTCGGTATAATCAATTATTTTCCACTCACTAGGTTCAGGTCTTCCATTACCATCAACTTTCTGACAAATGATTTGGAATGTATCGGCATAAAATCCAAGAGGCATTGAACAATAAGATGGACATATTGTTGTGGTTGTAGATATTACTGGGAATGTTGTTGTGGTTGTAACTATAAATTGGGAACAATTAACAGTTGTTGTGGTTGTAGTACAAGCACTAACACATTCGGTCTGTTCTAGTGTATCGCCAGATACATAAAACCAAGAAACTTCACTTGTTTCACCATTTATATTATAAACACATAAATCAATACCAAACCCAAAATCAGCATCTAATGTATTTAAAACACCATAACAATCGGTATAAATAATCATAGAACTCCCAGCTGTTACAAGATTAGTTGTCAATGTAATACATTCGCAACCAAATGTAAAAAAGTCATCATAATTTGTTGTTGTGAAACCAGTTAACGATGGAGTAGTTGTTGTCCAAGTACCATATGGTGTATCACCACTAGTTAATCCAGTTAATGTGGCTTCAACAATGTTATTTTCAATTAAAACCCAAGTATTACCACTAAATGTGATGTACTTACCTAAGTCTTGATCGGTATATATTCCAGTACCCCCTGATAATGCAAAATCATAGAAAATGTTATCGCAAATTGATCCACCAGAAATACATTGAGTGGTAACTATTCTATTGTATAATCCACATTGAGAAACCCCTGAAATTCCAGCCCCTATAATTTCATAATTACCAATTGGTTCATTAGTGTCAAATAATATATTATAAGACTCATTTGCTGCCGTGTCAAAAACCCAATTAGTTGAATCCCAACTAATGTTAGCGTAAAATTCATTACCAAAAACATTAAATATTGGATAATTATTTAATGTTTTTGGTGTTGGTATAACGACAAGAGTTAAAAATACATTATTAATCTGATAAAACATAGTAAATCCACTAAACCAACAAGGGCAAGGGTTAAACGTAGTTGTTGTGGTTGTGATTGGATTAAATTGAGTTGAAAGACAACCAAACTCACCACCAAACCTTACACTTACA